AGAAAAAACTTACTGGTACTGCTGGTAGAAGACAAAGAAGAATGACAAGGAGAGCATAATGCCAATTAAAATAACACCTACAAAAGGTAAAAAGAAAAAACAAAATAAGAAGCCTTCAGGTGCAGCGCCATTCATGATGCCAGGTCAAAAAAAAATGCTTGATAAAATGATGGGCAAGTCTAAGCCGCAAACACTGAAAGGTGGTGGTGGTTTAAAGGCTGTTCCACAGGGTAATAAAGGTAAAGGCTTAAGTAAGTTGCCAACAGAGGTTCGTAACAAAATGGGCTATATGAAAAAAGGTGGCAAAGTTATGAAGATGCGTGGTGGTGGTGCCGCAACTAGAGGGTTAATGTTTAATAATAGATAATGGCAGGACTTATATGCAATTTGCCTTCTATAGAAGTTTGGGTAAGAAAAGAATATTTAAGGGACTTAGATGATGGATTTGGAGAATTTGTAAAAGGTGTTTGGGTTACAGCAAAATCTATTCCTGGGCGAGCTTTTTATTTTGAAACTTACTTGCCTGATTATGGTGCTTTATTTGATAAACTACCAATATCAGCATTTGTCTCTAGACCAGAAGTTCCCAAGACAGATATGGACCTTGCCAACCTTCAGTTTTGGAATTGTATGGATTATGGAGTCGTAGCGGTGCAGAAGCAGTTTATATCTACAATGGAGTATGAAGTATACACAAGAGATCATGGTATACAAAAAGGTGCTTATATTTGTACATTAGATAACTATCACTATGATTGTGATCAAATTGATTATAGTACAAGCGAAACACCAGCAGAGCATAAATCATCTAATCTTATTGAATTAGATAATGGTCAGTATTGCCTATATCCAAATAACAGAACCAGAATATTTGACAATTCTTTATCTCCAAAGAAACCACTAAAACCTGATTTTAAGGTTAGCACCATAGAGTATCAGGTAGAAAATGGACAAAATTTTAGACTAGGTGAAACAGATAAGTATTTTTATGAGTTAGATAGTGACAAAAGCTAGAGGAAAATACGCATACGGATTTTGTGACAGATCAGGATTTAGATATGATCTAAGTGACCTAGTGTATGAATTTAGGAATGGTGTAAGAAATGGGTTACGAGTAGGCAAAGACATGGTTGATCAAGATCATCCGCAAAATTTTCTTGGCAGAATAAAAGCTGAAGATGCTCAGTCTTTAAATGACCCAAGACCAGATAAAAGATCAGAGCCTGATATTGAAAGATTATTAAATCCAAATCCTTATACACATTCTGGATCTGGGGTTATTAATGTAAAAGAAACAAATCATGGAAGAACAACTGGAGATACAGTTAGATTTAGAAATTCATTAGGTGTTGGCAGTCTTGTTACACAAAGTGCTATGGAGCTTTCAACAGGATATTCCATAACAGTTTTAACTGATGATACTTACAAGTTTACAATACCAAACATTTCTACTGCAACAGAATCAGTCAATTATACCGTAACAGTGGTTGGTGGCAATCCAAGTAATCATCCAAGTTATAATGTTGGTTCTTCTAATAAATACGCTATTAATGGCAGCACAGCCACAGCAGATGTTCAGTTAACATTTAAAGTTGGAAGCACATATAGGTTTACACTGAGTTCAAGTGATATGTCCTCACATCCATTAAGGCTTTATCTGGATGCAGACAAAACTACACAATATACAACAGGCGTAACATCCACATCAACCTATACTGAGATTACAGTAGCTTCAGGAGCTCCATCAACATTGTTCTACCAATGTAGTATTCATGGAAACATGGGGGCTCAAATAACTGTTACAGAAGTAGATGCAGGATTAAACATAGATTTTGGAGGGCCTGTTGCTTCGGCAGGTCCAGTTACTGTGGAGAATTAAATGAGTTTTACTTTTGCAGAATTAAAAACAGCAATACAAGATTACTCAGATAATACTGAAACATCATTTGTTTCTCATTTATCTGACTTTATAAAAGCTGCTGAAGAAAGAGTTTTTAAACTTGTTGATTTAGAAGTATTTAGAAAAAATGTAACAAGCGCATTGACTCAAAACGATAAATTTTTAAGAGTTCCAGCAGATTATTTAAATTCTTTTTCTTTACAAATAACAACTTCTGGTAGTGAAAATGTATTAGAATTAAAAGATATTAACTTTTTACAAGAGGCTTTTCCAACATCAGCAAGTTCTGGATTGCCTCGATATTATGGTATATTTGACATAAATAACTTTTTAATAGCACCAACACCAAATAGCAATTATGCAGTAGAACTTCACTATTATTATAGACCTGCAAGTTTGACCGCTGGGGCAGATAGTGGTACAACTTGGTTAAGTACTAATGCTCCATTTGCACTTTTGTATGGATCGTTAGTTGAAGCTTACATATTTATGAAAGGTGAAAGTGATATGCTTCAACAGTATGAAAAAAGATTTGTAGATCAATTAACTAGATTAAAAGATTTTGGAGAAGCTAGAGAAAATGAAGACGCATATAAACTAGGCTTACCAAGAGCGCCACGAACTTAAAGAAGGAGTAATAAAATGACAGCAAACGCAGCAACCAATTATCTTGAGAGAAGATTGTTACATTATATTTTTAAGAATGATTCTCTTACATTTAACACACCAGGAGACAGTATCTATGTGGGATTGGCAACAGCCGTATCCTCTGCAGAAACTGGATCTTTAACAGAAGCAACATTTACAAACTATGCTAGACAGCAAGTTCCAGCTTCTGGTTGGACAACCATAGGTGCAGATTCAACAGACACACAAACAGCTAAAAATACAGCTGCTATTAGTTTTCCAGCATCAGGTGGTACAAATAATACTATCACTCATGTGTTTATCGCAGATGCGGCAAGTAGTGGTAACATATTGTTTGTGGGTGCTTTAGACACATCTAAGACGATTGAGTCTGGAGACATATTTAGAATTAATGCTACGAACTTAACTATTGAGCTTAAGTAATGGCTTTTGTTCTATCAGATAGAATAAAAGAAACAACAACCACAACTAGCACTGGAACTTATACTTTAGGTGGTGCAGTATCTGGTTTTGAAACTTTTACCGCTAATTTAAGTAATGGTGATACAACGTATTATTGTTGTACTGATGGAACTGATTTTGAGGTAGGGTTAGGTACTTTTGCTTCTTCTGGTACTACCCTTGCCCGTACAACTATTATATCAAGCTCAAACTCCAATAATGCTGTAAATTGGAGTTCTGGCACAAGAGATATATTTTGTACATTGCCAGGATCTAAAGCTATAGCTAAAAATGGTGATGGAGATATTACTCTTGCTGATAGCGAAGAAATACAATTAGGTAATGATGCCGATCTTAGAATATTTCATAATGCAAGTCATAGCATTATTAAAGATGGTGGTACAGGTAATTTAGAATTATGTGGAAGTACTGTAAAAATTAGAAATGCAGGCAGAACTGAAGATTTGCTTGTTGCTAATCCAAATGGCTCAGTAGAACTTTATCACAACAATAGCAAAAAGTTAGAAACAACATCCAGTGGTGCGACTGTTACAGGAACTTTAGCTGCAACCTTGTCTACTGCTGCTCAAACAAACATTACATCTGTAGGCACATTAACTGGATTAACCACATCTGGAACAATAAATTTATCTCAATCAAGCGGTACCGCTATAAAAACAACAGGTAGTCTTTCTTCTGCTGATTTAGGTGTTCTAAGAGCAAGTGCTAGTTCTGGTTCTGATACGCATGGTTTTACTATAAAATACATGGGTTCAAGAACAGGTAATAATAATTCTTATTCGTTATTTATGGATAACCAAACTGGAACTGACGTAGAGGCTATGACAGTTCTTCAAGATGGTAAGGTCGGTATAAATAATACATCACCTTCTGCTCCTCTTGATGTAAGTGGAGATGCAGAGATTACTGGAACATTAACTGCTGGTGAAGTTTCTGCGACTACACTTGATATCGGAGGCACAAACATAACAGCCACTGCAACAGAAATAAACAAACTAGATGGCGTAACTGCAACAACTACAGAACTCAACTATGTTGATGTAACAACACTAGGAACAGTACAAGCAAGTAAAGCAGTAACAGCAGATGCTAATGGTGATGTTTTATTTCCTGATAATGAAAAATTAAAGTTTGGTACTGGTGGTGATTTACAAATATATCATTCAGGATCTGGAAGTTTTATAAGTGATGGTGGAACTGGAAACTTAAGAATTGGTGGAAGTGCTGTAACGATAGAAAATGCCAGTTTCAATGAAACGATGATGTTGGCTACACAAAATGGTGCAGTAGAACTTTATCACGACAATGTAAAAAAGGTTGAAACCACATCTGATGGTGCAACAGTTACTGGTGATTTATTAATTTCAAATTCAGATGCAGACGCAGTTGCAGACCCTACTATAACTCTTTATAGAAACTCATCTTCTCCAGCTTTTGATGACGAAATGGGAGAAATAATTTTTCAAGGTAGAAATAATAATTCTGAAAATATAAATTATGGTAGAATTGTAGGAAAGATAGCTCTAACAACTGATGGTTCAGAAAAAGGAAATATAGAATTTAACGTAATGGAAAGTGGAACAGAGGCTACTTTTGTTCAAATGGCATTTGATAATATTTTTGCCTATAAGCAACTTACAATGTTTAATAATATATTTTTAGATGGTAATTACTCTATTATATGGGATGGTGCTACAAATAATTCTAATACTACATCTTTAGTTGTAACAGACCCAACAGCAGTAAACACAATCACATTACCAGACGCAACTGGAACAGTATTAACAACAGGTAACTCAGACACACCAACAACTACAACGTCAAGTAGTGATGCAGACTTTGTTTTAGTAGATGATGGTGGTACAATGAAAAAGATTACACCATCTAATTTAGGAATAACATCTGGTGGTGCATCAAAAGGTTTTGCCGTAGCAATGGCAATAGCGTTATAGGAGTAAAGAATGGCACAAGATTTTGAAAGGAATGCAGCAAACGCAGTTGGAACAAGTGCTGTAACATTAAGAACAGCAAACTCAGATGATGCTATAGTAGGAATAACAATAGCTAACGTAACCACCTCGCAAATAACTGTAGAAGTATATATCACAGCAAGTTCAGTAGATTATCATATTGTAAAAGACGCACCAATACCTGCTGGATCAAGTCTACAAGTTCTTGATGGTGGTGCTAAGATTGTCATGG